CACCAGGAGTGTCCAAAACCGCCGTCAACCAAGTCGTACCATCGTCGGCAGTGGACTCCGCAGTGATAGTGAACGGGTCGCCGGTACCGGTCGGGTCATCGAACACGAAACTCGCCTTACCGGCGGACATGCTCGCCGTGGCCACAGGAGCCGCACCCGGGAACACCGGAACACCACCAAGCGCAGACCAACCCGTACCACCCCACCAGGTGTGAACCAGGATCGGCTGGAATTGGCCATCCTGGAACGCCATGAACCGGCCATCAGGCAACGGCAGATAGGTCAGGTCAGCGGCTTCCGAGTCTTTCTTGTCGAGCTTGGAGCCGCCGATGTCATCGAGCTTGCAAAGCGCGATACCCTGCACGGAGTAGATAGGCGCCCCGTTGAATGTACGTTCCCGAATGAACAGGAACTGGCGGTTCGGGTTGGTGCCGGACAGCAGGCGGCTGAACCCGGCGTTTGTCAGGCCCGGGTCTTCGATCAGGAGGTTGCCGTCGCTGTCAGAGAACGGCCGGTTGTTCCGCAGCCGCTGAACCCACGGTGACGCGGTGTCGACCGGGGTCACCATGAAAGGCTCAGACTCATCAGTCAACTGCGTGTCGTAAGGAAAGTTGTCCTGCAAGATCATGAAGTGATCGTTGGTGACTTTCGGCTTCCACGCCGGGCCGCCGCCATCCTTGAATGCGCCCAGATTGATCCAGCCTTCGTTAGGGTCCGGGTTGGTGACGTAGTAGCCGTCGACCTTCTTGATGGCCAACAGATCGTCGCGCCAGGTGTTGTCCAGAGCGAACGGTGAGAAGGCTACTGAGCCGTCGGAGTTGTGGGGACTGATGTCGGTGGCCGCCCCGCGGGCGTCACGGCACAAGACCGCGACAGCGTTGCCGCGCCGCAGAAATTCGGGGCCGCGGTCGGCGAGCCCTGCACCGGTCCAGTTGGTGCCAGTAGATGGCTGAGACATAACGTTCCCTTTCGGAAGTGGTTGAACCGGAACGGGTTTCCGGCAGAATTGCGGCGCTCTGCCGCGACACGACTTCGGGCTTCAAGCCGTGACGAACAAGGGGTTTAACTGGTTTAGATATTCGGGACGTAAGGCAAACCCAGACGATACCGAGCCACCTTACGAAGAATGTTGTCGCTGTAATACTCCCAGCGCGGAGACTCGACTACCTCTAGATAGTCGATACCCACAACGCGGGTGCCGATCGTGATCTCATGCTCATCGAACAGCAACAGCATCCGGTTATGGGTTTTCGCGCACTCATCGCGGGCAGCGGGCGCACCAAGACTTTTATCGCAGAACGTGTGAACCGACACAACCGGATCTGAGAATGACTGCCCAACTGACTCAGTGCCAGCAACCAACTCAACCACACACGACGGCAACGGGTCTCCCGCCGTACGCTCAAAACCGGTGCGCCGCAGCGGCGTCAGCCACGCCACGATAGCTGTCTGAACATCATCAGCCGCATACAGTGCGAAATCAACGGTCATGTCTGGGGCCTGTTGAAGTACTCAATGGTCTTGGCGCGCGGCGCATACTCCGGATTGTGCTCGGAACCGTACTCGATGAGGTTAGCTTTCACACTAGTCGCGCCGACCTGACCTTTACCGTCACGAGCAGCTTGGGTGATCTGCACCGAATTCCTGTACGCCCCAGTACGCACCGGCGAATATCCCTGCCAAACGGTGACTACTTCGGCCATGAATTCATCCAGGGCAGCATCGAGATGACCGGCAGCGGCGGCCTGATCAAACCCCTCAGCGAGAATCGTATGGACCTCATCGGCGCTACTGGCCATCAGCCCTCCTGGACCTTAGACAAGATCGTCACTTTGAACATGACGCCCGCCATATCAGTAAATGGTTGCGCACCGCCAACAATTTCATACACGACACCACCAACACGAAGCGTCCCACGCGTTTGAGCTGTGACCGCCGCATCCACAGGAGGACACGTTGATTTCCATATCTGCGTGCCGACATCCGTCAACGACACAGGCGTCTCTTCAGCACTCAACGGCCGATGCCGACAACCCGAAACTGACACCTCAGATACAGTTGTAATCTCTTCGCCGAGATCGTTAAATGTTCCCGTACCGGTACGGGTCGGAAATGTGATGGTCTGCTCGCCGAAAACCGACTGGTTTGAACTCATGCCACCGCGAACCGTATACGGTACTTCTGCAAAATAGCTTCAGCCGAAAACAACACCTGCTGCGCCAACCCAAGCCGATCATCACCAGGACCGCCAGCGCCCGGAGTTCTCGGCCACTGATACTCAACATCATCAACACGTTTAAATGTCAGGTCAGCGTCACTACGGCCAGTGGCCGCACTAATCCGTAACGTGGACATGGTATCCACGATCGACAGAATCGCCTGACGCCAATCCAAAGCCTCCATCGGAGTGAAACCGTGATCCATTGTCACGACAACCCCACGAGGCTTACAAGACCAACTCCCGTGATTGCGCCACAGCAACCAGCCGACCTCCGGGTCGATCACCACATCAGGACCAGGAGGGTCAGTCGCACCCTGATCAACATTGAGGCTGACACCATTGTCAACAACACTAACCAGGGCAACAATTTTCTTAGTCGGCAACCGCAGCTTGCAGCCGCCGGGGCCATTCCTGACCAGCTCAACACCGTAATACACGGGCGACACATGCCAACCCACATCGTTGCGGGCCGCGAGCAGGGCAGCCTCGAGCAACCGCGCGGTTTCCGGATCGTCGGCCGCTAACCGACCACCCGTATAAGCGGCAACGTCTGCCGGAGTCAACTCGCCACCATCAATGGTGACGGCGCTGCTCCATGTGTAGCTGGCAGACAGTGTCACGGTCATTTAGCTAATCCAGCCGGTCACGTCGATGTCGGTCACTGTGAACACACCGGCGCCGTCAGCGGTCAAACTGCCGACAGACCAAACACCGTAACACGCATCGACAGCGGTATTCCATATCGACACCCATTTAACAGGGGCGTTAGCGGCCAGACCAGTAATGTCCACCGGAGCACTGAAATCGAAGTTACCAGGGCCGGTAGCCGCCGACCACACAATATCCCCAGTCGGAGAATAAGCATGGTCAGCGACCAACGGACCAGGATCGTCGCTGTGAACCACCAGCTTGGTAGCGGCGGTACGCAGTGCGTCGGCGGCGACAATCATCGCCGCATTCGTGAGTGACATTTAGTCGCTCATCACCCGTGAATAGTTTGCCAGGTGATCTGGTTCACCCCGGGGTTATCAATCACGGTGCCATACAACGTCGTCGACCAAGTCGGCTCAGTCGTGGCATGCGAAGTGCCGCCATCAAGCGCAACAAACACAGCATCGTAATCGGTGCCGCTAGCGACCTTGACGTAGTCACCCGCCACATATGGGGTAGCCGCTTGCCACGCTGCCGGGTCGCTGAACGTCAGCGACCGCCCGAGGCGGTCCTTGTTTCCGGCGATGATGGCGCAGCCAAGGAAATCAGTGACATTCGTCGTGGTGCCCGGGTGCGCGTTGGTAAGCCAGCGACCCATGTAGTCCTGGTGTTTGGTGGTCGTTACGGTCATGGTTTGACCTCCTTGCTAGGGACAGGAGCAGCGGGTTTCGGTGCCGGGGCAGCTGGCTTCGGCGCCGCCGGAACTGCGGGTTTCGGAGCCTCAGCCTTAGGCTCAACTACAGGTTCCGGTTTCGGTTCCGGTTTCGGTTCCGGAGCTTTCGGGGTAGGCCCTTCGGCCGTAGGCAGATCCCGATAAAGGATGCTGCCCACGGCCGAGCCCTTACGCACAAACATGAACTGCCCTTCTGTCGTCTTACGACGCGGTCAGAGGAACAATGCCACCGTCAATAACTTTCAACGGTGTGAAGTAACCGGCGTACGCAACCTGCAAACCCATCACACTGGGCTCAACAACCTGCAGAGTTCCGACACGCTGCTCGTAAGCCTCGATCGCGGCAGTTGACGCCAGGAACGCCTCACCGGAGGACAAGCCAGCCGACATAACGGTCTTCACACCCGAGATCACACCCATAACGCCCTGCGCGAAGTCGTTCGCCAAGAAACCCTGACCTTGCTGGTTGAACGGACCATACGGCGCGAACAGCGGACCGAACACCGGCAACACATCAGGCGCGCACGCCAGGAACAACGTGCCCTGACCGCGAACCGCCGAATAGACCTCCGCAACAGCCTTCCACACAGCCGCAGCGACAGTAGCCATCGTAGGAGTGGCACCATAACCAACAGCCGTGGTGGACGTCGTCGCCAACGCCGCCGCGATCGCAGCCTCAGTGTCGATCGCATACTGCGCAGCCAGGTCATTGATGATGATGTCAAGCACGCCCGGCTGAGAGAAATCGATCGACTGCCGCGACACGTTGACATAACCGCCGTAGGTGACCGCATTGCCGGTCAGACGGGTAATGGTCATCTTCTGACTGACCAGCTCCGCCTTCTCATCAGCGGCAGCACCAGCAGAACCCTGCTTGCCCACCGAAGTGTGCTGGGTGACCAGCGGGCGGTGCCAGGTAGCGTACGGCATCGGACGAGCCCCAAGCGTGCTGACGATCGGCCGAGCGGCATCGATGAAGTTGATGACCGGCCCCACAATGGGGTCAGGAATCACACCAGGCTCATCGCCAGTCCGGTTGTGGTCAGCGGCCCGGTAGTACATTTCGAGCCGGTCCTTGGCTTCACGGCTGCCCGAAGCGGCCTTCCAGGTGTCCAGAGCGAAAGCACCAGCCGAGCGGTACTCCACCGGGCTAGACTCGCTGCGGCCCTTCAGCATCTGAATTTCCTGACCGACCTCGCGAGCACGCGAAGCCGCCTCGTAAGAGACACGGGCCACATCCTCGATCGTCTCGAGCTGGTCCTTAAGGACCG